CGGCGCGGATCAGGGCGGACAGAACAAGGCGGAGCGCGCCGACGCAAAAGCGCGCTCCGCCCACGGCGCGGGAACAAAAAACCCATCCCGCGCCGTCCCACGACAAGACGGCCGCCCGAGAACCAATTCGGCGAACATCCAACGTGAGAACGGTAAAATGCTGGAAATTTATAGCTTTGAGACAAGCGCGGGCACATTCCGCCTGCTGCCTGTGGAGGGTGGCTACGCCGCTTTTTTCGGCGAACGGGAGATTGCGCGAGGTCAAGATGCAGCCTCCGCATTGTGGCGGCTGTTGTCGACATCATTGCCCGAGGGCACGCCGGTTTCGCTGGGCGTCCCCGGTCTGCTCTCCAACTGGACGTCCTTTTCGCTCAACGCGCGCACGACCTGATCGAGCGAATCACATTCAGCCTTGATCGTCGGGATCGTGTCGAACAGCGAGCGGTCCAGTCCGAGGATCGCGCCGAGCAGAAAGCGCACTTGCTCCGGCGTCAGCCGAATGAGCAGCGCATCGCGAATCGTGGGATGGCCCTGCGGTTCGATGGAGATCGCCCAGGTGCCGCTCAGCCACGGTCCATTGACGCCGACATGGCGGGCGTGGATCGACCGCTCGAACGGCGTGCGGAGCGGGAGGTCGGGGATCACGCGACGGCTTCCGAGCTAAGCAACAACGTGGCAATGAGCGCGCTCATACGCCGCCCCCAACATTGGAGAGGACGATGACGAAAGACGAAAGATTTCTTCCTGCCGCTCGCAACATGAACGAGGCGCAAACGCTGAATTTAGGCATCTCCGCGGCCCTCATGCACGCCATCCGGGCGCTGCTGTTGCGTCCCGGCTTTGATCTTGCGGCGCTGGACGCGCTGGAACAGGAACTGCTGAACGCGGCCGACAAGGAGACTCGCCCGGCAGATCAGGCATTCAAGACAGAAGGTGGTCCAATCGCGGCGAATCAAATCCGACTGCTGTTCGCGAGCGCTCGAGACTTCCTGCGTCGGCGCCACTGAGCGCGCAGCCCAGAAACCATCCTCGACTTCGAGGATGAAATAGGGCGCCAACCGACCGTCAGGACCAACGACGGCCCTCACACGCCCCTCCGGTTCACGACCGGGGGCGCTAGGGGAGGAGGCATGTTTGGAGATGAGGGTCATCACGCGGCTGCCTCCGAATTAGTGGGGGTGGGTCGGGGCACATCAGCGGGCCATGAAGCATCAGCGGGCCAGTGGTCGGAAAACCACGTCAGCGCATTTTCGAAAGAGCGGACGCCGATATCTCCGCCCCTACGAAGCGTTGCTACCCGCTTGCCATCATTGAAAACACGCGTCGAAACGGTCGCATCGGAAAGGCCTAGGGCGTCTCCATAGCGGTCAACGACATGCAGGAGATGTTCGATTGCACTCATGCTTAAGACATATCGGGTTAAAACCCGCTCTGTCAACGGGTCATTACCCGTTATGCCCTCTGCGAACTGTCGGGTAAAATCCCGATAGATGGACCGGAGCCGAACCAAACTCACAGCGCCGCCAGGAACTATGGCGGCTCGTCTTCTGGCGGAAGTTGACCAGGATGGTCGCTCGCCGGCGGCTATCAGTGTCGCTGCCGGTCTCAATGCTGGCATGATCCGCGATATTGTTCGGCGACCCCATCAGTCGCCGACCTTGGCGACAATCGAAAAGCTGGCGTCTGAACTCAAGACATCGCCAGAATGGTTGGCGTATGGCGTCAGGCCGCAGCCGCATCGTGAAGTGCCGTTGCTTGGTGAAGTAGCCGCTGGCGTTTGGCGAACTGTCGACGCAACATTTTGTGCCACTACGGCGCCCGTCTCAATCCCGCCCCTTCCAGAATATCCGATAGACGCCCAGTTTGACCTCCTTGTGCGTGGCACTTCGCTCAATCGCATTGCTCGTGACGGTGACCTGCTACGCTGCGTATCGACAACAAAAGCGGATATTGCCGCTCGAACAAACGATATTGTGGTTGTTGAACGATATCGGAAGCAGGAAGGGGAGGTCGAAACAACAGCAAAAAGATTCAAGCGCGCTGATGGTCGTTATGAGTTGTGGCCAGCTTCGGATGACCCAAAGTGGAATGGCCCAATTGTCGTCGAGCAAAATCGCGATGATAAAAATGAAGCTGTCTTAATTAATGCAATTGTGGTGTTTGTTTTTCGAAGCCCAATGGTGCTCTAATGCCGGCCGACTCAGCTGCCCTTCATGATGCGATACACGCAGCGATTGAGGACGGCGAGATTTTGCGAATACGCTACGATGCTGGAAGTCAACCCGGTACGGTCCGAGACGTTCGACCTATAGTGGTCATGTCTGACCGTATGCGCGCGATCGATGAATCGTCTGTGGCCCCGAAAGCTTTCCTCTTTGCCTACCTGCATATTGTCGACATCACCGAGCCGGTGACCTACGTCGCGCGTAAGTCTAAACGGAAAAGAGCGCCACAACCCGACAAGTTCGTGGAGGGATGGGCCTTTCATCTTCCAATGCCCGCCTTCGCCGCATCGCTCGATCTAGCCAGGGTTGCGCGTATTCGTGTCGATTTGGCAACTAAGAAGAAAAAGACCTTTCGCGAGTGGACACAAGGTCACCCTCCACAATTTTCATTTGAGGTGGGTGACATATTTTACTCCGACCCATCTGTTCGGCTTTTGGCATGGGGTGCCGTTCCTGAATTTTACGCCATTCAGGTCGACGCCTCTCATGAGAACACAGTTCAATTCCGGCTAATTGAGTTTAGGCGTGGCGCGTGCGTTTCCGTAAAGGCCGCAACACTAGCCATGAATGACTTTGTCACAGTTCTCCGAGACGGATTGCCGGGCTTCGCAACCGAGAACCGCGCATCGGGTTAAAACCCGCTTTCTCGTTGACTAGGGTTTAAACCCGACATACGGTCTCCATCGGCGCAGCTTGCGCCGATGGAGACTCATGCAATGCCCGACATTTCCAGGCCGACCTTTGTTTTTGAGCTTGGCGAACAGGTGCTTCTCAGCCTCTCGCGTGAGAAGGGCGAGGTCATCGGCCGCGCCCATTACACCTATGCCGAGCCGGGCTATCTGATCCGCTACGTCGCTGCGGATGGTCGTCAGGTCGAAGCCTGGCAGACCGAAAACGCGGTCGAAATCATCCCCTGATCCCCGGAAAACCCTCTCGCACGCTTTCGCGGACGGGAGGGCTGTTCCACGTCGCTGGAGCCCTCCCATGCCCACACCCCACACCCTTGATCTGCGCAAGACGCGGGATGGCGATTTCGCCCTTCCTCGTCCCGAGCATCGTTTTGACCGCGCGGCCATCATGCGCCGCGCCCACCAGATCGCGCGCGAAACCCGCGAGACCGCCGCGCGCCAAGCCTATGACCTCGACGCTCGCCTGATCGGCGCCCGCCGCGTCAACACCCGGCCATTCCAAGCCTATCTCGCCGCCACGCCGATTGACTTCGGCGCGGCGCTGAAAACCGCGTGGGCCGACGCCAAGCGCGTCGCCGGCCAGCAGTCGCGCGCCAATGCGCTTGTCGTCATGCGTCCCGCCGGCGCGCTCGCGCCGCTCCGCCGCCTGCGCTTCGCGCGGGTGGTGCGGCTGATGTCCAGCGTGGCCCGGTTCCTCAACCGCCACTTCATCCCGTCCCGTCACGCCGCCTGAGGTCCGCCCATGCCTGAGCCTTTTCCCCGCGCCGCGCGCGACCTTCTCAATCAGATGTTCGCGCGCAACATTGAAGCCGCCACGGCGGTCGCCGCCATCCATGGCCGCATCCTCGACGACAAAACCGTCGCGTTCGCCGCCGCGCAGGATTTGAGCGCGGCGGCCGAGCAGCTCCGCATCCTCGCTCTAGCGCTCGCCGATTACCTGACGCCCGAAAAATCCAAGCTGAATTGAGTCCCGCCATGCGCCTTGTCGCCGAAACGATAATCGCTTTTTGCCAGATCAACGGCCTGTCGCCGCACAACGTCCGCATCGCCGATCCCGACGACGATTACACCTCGCTCGCCGCCACCATCGACGCCGTCGGACAGATCAAGCCGCTTGCGGTCCATGGCGACGCCCTCGGCGGCTATTGGGTGATCGACGGCGGCCGGCGCTGGAACGCCCAGGCGCTCCGCGTCCAGCTGGGCCGCTTGGCCCCCGAGGCCGAGGAAATCCCGGCCAAGATCTATGAAGGAAGCCCGGCGGAACTCGCCGAACTGTCCACCGCCGCCAGCCTGCAGAAGCAGCTGCACCCGGTCGAGGAATTTGAGGCCTTCGCCCGCCTCGACGCCGCCGGCCTGAACGCCGACGCCATCGCCAAAGATTTTGGCCTCACGCTGCGCCATGTCCGCCAGCGCCTCGCCCTTGGCCGCATGGCCACGCCGATCCGCGAGGCGTGGCGCGACGGCAAGATCAACCGCGAGGCGGCGGAAGCCTATTGCGAGTTGGGCGACGCCGCCGACCAGGAGGCGCTGTTTTCCGAGCTGGCGCGCATCAACTGCGAGAACGGCGCCTATGGCATTCGCGAGCGCGCCCGACGCAACAAGGTGTCCGCCGCCGATCCCATCGCCCGCTTTGTCGGCCTGGACGCCTACGCCCGGGCCGGCGGCGCGATCCGCGAAACCCTGTTCGACACGGATGAAGAAAAGCTCCTCATCGATGGCGCGCTGCTCAAGCGCCTGGCGCGCGAAAAGCTCGCCGCCGAGGCCGAGAAGGTACGGGCTGAGGAAGGCTGGGGCTTCGTCGTCATCCACCATGAGCCGGACGAGCCGCGCTGGCGCGAACTGCCGGAAAGGCTCGATTTCACCAAGACCGAATTGGCGCGCATCGAAGAAATCGAAGCCACGCTCACCGCCTACGGCAGCCCCGAACAAATCGCGCTTGACCGCGAAGCGGCCGAGATCGAGCGCAAGGCCATCCTCCGCAAGTTTTCGAAAGCCCGGCGCAAGGACCTCGGCATTGTTGCCGAAATCGCGGATTGCGGCGACCTCCTGGTCACCCGCGCCGTCGAGATCATCCCCGACGCGACGGCGCATGAGCCGGTCCTCGACTCCCCGCGTGGGCCGGCTCCCCAATCCACCAGCTACGAAGCCGCGCCGCTGGAGCACGCCAGGATCGAGATCGAGGCGCCGCCGACCAAGGGCGCGGGCGAGATCGTCAACGCGGCCGCGTCCGAGGCCCTCGCCGGCGTCGCCGCGACCTGCGGAAATTTCGCGCTGGCGCTGCTGGTGGCGCGCCTCGGCTCGAAATGGGGCGCCGACTCCGGCGTCGAGATTACCGGCGGCATGCACTTCCACGACCGCAAGTCCGAGCTGCTCCAGCAGATCGCCCACGAAATGTTCGCCCCCGCGTTAAAAATCTGTGCGGCCGCGTCGCTCGCTGACCTCAGCGTCGCCGCCTTCGAGGTCATCAGCGCCCACATTCGGCCGAAGCCGGACGCGATCGGCAAGACCACGGCGGACATGCTCGCCGTCGCCACGCAATTCGCCGACGTGCGCAAGCGGCTGTTCGAGGCGATGGATTTTGAGGCCTATTTCAAGGCTTGCCACCGCGACGACGCGTTCGAACTGTTCGAGCAGCACCTCGGGGCCAGCGAAGTCGCCGCCGCCAAGAAGCTCAAGAAGGCGCAGATTGTCGAGAAGGCCGCCCATCTCGCCAAGGACAAGGGCTGGTTGCCGTCCGCCTTCGCCGCCATCCCGGCGCAGCCCGAACCGGAGCCGGAACCCGACCCCGTGCCGGAACCGGGCAGCTTGCCCGACCTAGTGGCCCGATTCATCGAACTGTTCGTCGACCGCGATGCGGGCGGCCTTAATGTCGAATATTCCTACATGGACAACGCCTTCTACGCCTTCAACAAGGGCCAAGGCGGCGAAATCTATGAGCCGCGCGAAGTCCATGTGGCGCTGAGAAAGGCCGGCCTGAATTTCCGGTGCATTGGCCAAGAAGAACTCTATCTCGACTGCGCCCTGAAAGACTGCAACGTCGCCGCACCGCCTGCGCCCAAAGCCGATTCGCACCCGTCAAAACCCGGCCGCACCGCCTCCGTCGAAGTCGCCACCTTTATTTCCGAGCAATGCGTGCGCGGCGACGACATCACGGAACCGACGCCGGCGAAAGAAATCTACGCCGCCTATACGCGCTATTGCGAAGCGAAGGGCTGGCTCGCGATGACCAACGCGGCCTTCGGCCAGGAGATCGCCGCCCTGGGCGTCGAGAAAATCAAGCAGCGCGCCGGCACAGCCTACATCGGCCTCGGCCTGCCGTGCAGCCCCCGTCCCGTCACATCCGAAGCCGCGGAGTAATCCCGTCATGTTGCAGCACGTCTTTTTGACCGAACGCGCCGGCAAGGTCGCGCGCATCCCGTTCAGCCGCCCCGAGGCCGGCGTGATCGACCTGGGGGATTATTGGACCGACCGGCAGGCCGAAGCGGTGTGCCAGGCCCCGGCGGACGTCCGCCGCACCGTCGCCCGCCAGGTCCACGACATTTCGGCGGCCCTCGAAACCGCGCGCGACCTGATCCGCATGGCGATCAATCGGGGCCTCCTCGAAGAGGCGTTCGACGCGTTGGAGGAGCTAACCGAATCTACGTTCGACGGCGCGGATGAGGCGGCGCCCATCGTGCGCACCTGTTTTGCCACGCGCAGGCGCGAGATCGTGCTGGAAATGCGCGAGTTGAGCCGTCGCGCCTACGAGCTGGAAACCGGCCATTGCGTGCCCCGTCACGCCAACCAGGCGAGGGCGTGATGTCCGACCTCCGCCCCATCGACATCGCGGATTATCCGCAGATCGCGCGCCCCGAAACTTTCGGCGCCGCGCCGCAACTGCAATGGATCAAGATCGCCGAACTGGCGATCGATCCCGATTACCAGCGCGAAATCACCGACGCCCGCCGCAAGTCGATCCGCGCCATCGCCGAGCATTTCAACTGGGGCTATTTCAGCGCCGTCATGGTCTCGCCGGTCCCCGGCGGCCGCTACGCCATCATTGACGGCATGGGGCGCACCACGGCCGCCGCGCTGTGCGGGTTCGATTCCGTGCCCTGCGCCGTGATCATCGCCGACAAGCGCGAGCAGGCCCGGGCGTTCACGGCCGTCAACGGCGCCGTCTCCGTGGTGCGCCCGCTGCAGCGCTTCAAAGCCGAAGTCGCCGCCGGCGATCCCGAGGCGATGCGCATCAAGGCCGTCACGGATCGCGCCGGCGTCGTTATCGCCGGGCCCGCCGGCGGAAAACAGCGCGAATCGGCCAAACCCAACGAGACCTTCGCGCTGGACGCCATCCGCCGCAGCATCGCCAAGTACGGCGAGGCGACGACGGAAAAGGCGCTGCATTGCGTCGCCCGCAGCTGCGAGGCCAAGGGCGGCCAGATGCGCACCCAGCTCATCGCCGCCGTCGCGCTCGTGCTCCACAACAACGAGGCATGGCGCGACCAGCGCGACCTCGACCGGACCTTCGCCGGGATCGACCTGGACCATTTGTGGCGCGAGGCGACGGCCGAGGCCCACACAAACCCCAACGTCAACGCCCGCGACGTGCTGTGCGGCATGTTGGTCGACGCCCTGGCGGATCGCTACGACGAACCGGAGGCGGCGTGATGCAAGCCGACAAGCCCCCGCGCTGGCGAATGACGCTCTCCTATCGCGCCGAGTCCGGCCTGCCGCCGGTCACCCACATGGCCGCCGACCAGGACGAGGCGCTTGACCTCTTCGAGGCCGATCCGAACCGCGACGCGGTCAAACACATCGACCTCATGCTGCTCCCGCGCCGGCCGGCCGCCGTCGCCCAACCTGACCTCTCTCATTAGGACCCTGTCATGGCGAACCCTGACGCCCTTGAACCCGGCGCGACCTGCGAGCGCCTTGTCCTGGTCTATTCGGACGGCAGCATGGGCGTGATGCCCACCAACGCGCCCACCAGCAGCGCCATGCGCGAAGCCGAGGAGGTGGACGCCAACGAGACCGATCCGGCGCACCTCACAAGGATCTTTCGCGCCCGCGTGGAGCTGCTCGACGAAATCCCGCAGGAGCGCCTCACCCGCCAGAGCCAGAATTGCCGGGGTTGCGTCGCTGCCGGCAAGACCGGCGCGCCGTGACTGACCTGCCGTGGGCGCCCGCCACGGGCCAGACGAGCCTGCGTGTGGTCGAGCGAAGCGAGGCCTTCGTGCTTTGCGAAGACAAAAACCAGTTCGCGCTCCGCACCTTATGGCGGCTTAACGGCGACCTGGTGGCGATCGGCGGCACAACGCTGACCCTGACGCCCAAGGTCATGAAACCGGAGAGCGCGCCCGAGCCGGAACAAGAACCGGCCCCGCCGCCAGCGCCCGCCCCAGCGGCGAGCACCAAACCCGCCAGGGGCCGCAAGCCGGAACCTGCCCAAATGAGCCTTTTCTAGGAGAACGCCATGGAAAGCCAAACGGAAGCCAAACCTGAAAGCGACGGATGGGAATGGGCGATTGTCGAAATCTTCGGCCATCGCAAGCACGCCGGCCGCATGCGCGAAGAAGAGCGCTTCGGCGCCAAGCTGCTCCGTATCGACATCCCCAAGGAGGGCGATCCCGAGGCCAACGGCTGGGAGACGGTCTACTACGGCGGATCTTCGATCTTCTCGTTTGCTCTAGCGGATGAGGCGACCTGTCTTCGCATCAATCGCCCCTACGCGCCTCCCTCCCGCGTATCGCTGCCTGTCCAGCATGATGTCGAGATGATCGACGACGATGCCAACGACCAAGTGTTTTGAGGCCACCCATGAACAATGAGGAATTGATCGCAAACATCCGGGCTTTCGTCGCCGCCGAGCTTGAACAGCGCGAAGTCATAGACATTGCAGACGGCGCCGCGCCCGAATACGTCGAAAGCGCGCGAACGGTTCTCGCGCAAATCGACATCCTCTCAGGCCGTTGCACGGGGCCGGCAAGCGAGCCGGGGGCCGAAGCCGAGCAGTTTATTCAAGCTGCGATTGATCGGGCTCCTGAGCCATTACGCCGCCTGGGCGCATGGCTGGCGAACAAGCTCGACGATGATGATTGGAAAACCGCTGACCGCTTGATCACCGGAGCCGCCTGGTCCCTTGATCAAACGAGTCCTGCGGTGCGTGACGTGCTCTCCGAGCGTCAACGGCAGATCAGCGTCGAAGGCTGGACGCCTGAGCATGACGATGGCCACAAGCTTGGCGAGCTTGGCCTCGCCGGCGCGCTTTACGCTCTCCCGTATGACAGCGGCCTGATCACCCAAGACGACCATATCGCGCTTGATATAGCGCTTGATGTTGGATGCGGATGGGACGTGAAGCCCGAGCCAGACAAAAGGCTCCGGCTTGTCAAGGCCGGCGCGCTGATCCTCGCGGAGATCGAGCGCCTCGACCGCGCCGCCAAGAGGGCCGCGTAATGACCGGAGCCACTGACGCCGGCGTTGTGCCGGAAATCTTTCTCGACGAGGTGACGCCGCCGCCGCGCCCCACGCCGGATGACTGGATCATCCGCAAGGCCGCCGGCGCAATGATCGACAACGACCCACACCTCTGTGGCGATGACGAAACGTCGGAGGACTTGGGGCTGCAACACGGCAAGGTCATTACCTTTTCCCGGCTCTACACCTATCCGAATGCGACATTGACCATTCCACAGTCGGGCGACTGGCGGTGCGATCCACCGGCGCCCGAAGGCGCGGCCTACGTCATGATCGAAGACGAGCCCGAGACGTTCAGCGACAGCGTTGGCGAGTTGGTTGCAAACTACATCGATCTGACGCCCGGCGACGCTTACACGCTCATTTTTTACAGCTGGGTTGACGAAATCTGGTCCTTCGACGCCGTGGCCGGCAAGTTCACGCGGGGCGCGGCATGACTGCGCTTCCCGACGAGGCGATCAACGCCGTTCGCAAAGCCATTGGCTACGCTATAGCCAAGCGCTGCAATATCGATCCCGAGGAAATGTGGGCAGGCCCCGGCGCGACCGCCCAACTCGACGACAACACGCCCCCATGGCCATACTGGCAGATGGTGACGGATGAGATTGCGGCTGATCTGCCTGCCGCGATCGCCGCTGCCGCGCCGTATCTGCGTTCCGCTCCCGCGCCTGACGTGGCGGATGCTATTGCAGCCGCCAAAGAACAAGGGCGCGCCGAAGCCCGAGAGGAGCTTGGAGTTTTTGTCGCTCTTGCGGCGACGGAATACGGCCGCGCCCACTACGGCGATCCGAACATGCTCCACCCCCATCATTATGACCTGATGGAGAAGTGCGATCTTCGCATGGACGATTTCACGCGCGCTTGCGCCCACACAGCCACCGAAGAGGCGAAGGAGAACGCCCATGGGTGACAAGTCCAAGATCGACTGGACCGATGCGACCTGGAACCCGATTGTCGGCTGTTCCATCGTCAGCCCGGCATGCACAAACTGCTATGCGATGGCCATGGCGCGCCGTATCGAGTGCATGAAGAGCGGAACCGCCTACGAAGGAACGACGAGGCTTTCGGTCAACGGAACCCCCGTATGGACGGGCAAGGTAGCTCAAGCGGTTGAGCATGCCCTGACCCAGCCGCTGCGCTGGAGGCGCCCGCGCAAAATCTTCGTCAATTCGATGGGCGACCTGTTCCACGAGTCCGTCCCCGACGAATGGATCGACCGGGTTTTCGC